CCCCGGCGGTCTTTTCCTCACCGAACTGGATGGCCTCGACCTTGATGCCGGCCTGCTCATAAGCGCCGGAATAGTCAGCGTGGACGATAACCGCGCCGATCGAGCCGACGAGGCCGACCTTCGGCGCTGAGATGCGATCACCCTGGGCGGCAATCCAATAGGCGGCCGAGGCGGCCATATCGGCATAGAAATGAATGGGCTTTCCGCCCGCAGCGGCGCGCGCCGAGCGGATATAGGCCGCCAGCGCCGGCAAGCCACCGGCCACCGGTCCCCCAGGGCAGCTCATCCGAACGAAGAGCCCTCTCACGCGGGCGTCATTGGCCGCATCCCTGAAACCGGCCAGAAGGGTGTCATATCCGTGATACCAGGCCCCGCACCAGTAATCGCCCTGGGCGCTAAGGGCGGTATTGACCTCGAAAAGCGCCGCGCCCTGGTACAATGACCAGCAAAAGCCCTCATCTTCCGGCTCGCCATAGGCTTGCTGGGCCCAAAGCGGCGCATAACAGGCCGGTTTAGCCGGTTCCTGTGTCGCGGCCTCATCATCCTCCATGGCCACAGGCCGGAAGATGTTGAGTTTCCGCAGGTTGGCCAGAAGCCGGCTTTCCGTGCGCATCCCGCGCGGATCGGCGGCGGACAGGCGCTCGATCAGGGCCTCGGCAGCCTCGGGCAACATCAGGAGCGGCCGGCGCGTATAACGCGCCAGCAGGGCGGCGGAATTGGACATCTTCACCTCTAAATTTGGGGCCGGGCGTCGAGCGACGCCTCATGTTCTGCACTCATGGCGACCCGTTTGATCCAGGCCAGCGCCGAGCCCGCTATGCCGCGTTTTGGTGCGCTTGCCGTCTTGTCACCGGGCCGGCGATCAGCCGGATCCGTCGCGCCCGTGTCTTCTGCAGGGGCATTCGGGTCATTATTGCCCGGCTCCTCATCGGGCAGGCCGAGATCAGCCTTGAGCTGGCGCTCATGCGCCTTTTGCTCCAGCACCTCTTCGTAATCCTTGCCCTGTTCGGCGCATTCGTCTTCCAGCGTGGAAATACCGGCCTCGATGCGGGCGGCGGCGGCGGCGATTTCCTTGACCGGATCGATATAACCACGACCAGGCCCCAGCCACCGGCCATCGGCATAGGCGTCGATAGCGTCATAGAAATCGGGCGCACCTTCAGGCGGCGTGATCCGTCCGGAATCGAACGCCTCCTCCAGCCAGGCAACAAAGAAGGGCTTCACCAGATGCGATTCCAGCGTGCCCATCAGGGCCAGGGTATCCGACCAGGCATGGATCATGGCCGCCCGCGCAGACGAGTAATTCGTCTGCGAATAATCCATGGACAGCTCTTCGTAAGTGACGCCAAGGGCCGCGGCGATCAGCCGGATAATGGCCCTCGTAAAGGGCTCGAACTGGGTGACATCCTTGCTGGCGGTCGCCAACTGGATTTCGTCATCGAAGGCCAGCGTCGGCAGGACCGCATCGCCCATTTCTATCGCGTTGTCTTCGTAATGGCCGTACCGTTCCTTATCGAATTTGATCAGGTCGTCGACGCTGCCGCCAAAGGCTTCACCAACCGCCCGGAAACCGGAATTCGACTTGATATAGCCGAGGATCAGGGCGTTGATCGTCGCCGCCTGAATGGTGGCGTCGGTAAATTTGCTGAAGCCACGGAAGGATTTCAGCGTCGAGGCGAAACGTGTAATGCCGCGCGTCTGGCCGGCGCGGTCCGGATCGAAACCATGGAGAATATTCGGACGGCCGAGTGGCGTCGAATAGCGCGGATGACGCTGATAGGTCAGCGATTTGGCCGAAAATCCGACGTCGCGTGGGTGCCGCTCGCGGATATGATAGGCGATCGGCACGTCGTTATCGTTGAACTCGACGCCGGCGCGCAGATTGTCGCCGTTCATGCGGCCGAGCGGATTGCCGAGGCGATCAGGATCGAGCAGCTTCAGGCATGTTTTGTAACGCGCCATCGGATCGTCATCGGCATAGACGACCTGGGCGAGGAATTCGCCGTCCTGCATCAGGTGCGAAGTGGCCACGCGCAGTTGCTGGCCAACATGAAGCTTGCGCTCGGCATCCGACAGGAAGGCATAGCTGTTGGCGTACAGCTTCCATTCGGTATTGATGAGCTGGCCAAGCTCACGCGCGGAAGCCGGATCAATACCCAGCGCCCTGGCATTGGGCTTGGAGGAAAAGCGCCAACCGCGCCCGACGGCGGCGTTTTTCTTGCGGGCCACGCCGGCGGAGGCGATCGGGTCATTACGAAACTGGTCCCGCGCTCGGCCGACCAGGTTGTGACGGGCCGGGAAATATTCACGGTCGATCGACTGCAACGAAACCGGCCAGCGGCGCATGAAAGTGCCGGAACGCCGGGCGCCCTCATAGGCGATGCCGGCGTCGATCGCTTCCGTCGAGCTACTGGCAGACGCACGCCTTCTCACCGAAGCGCCGGAACGCCTCGGCTGGGCCACTGGCCGGTTCAGATTACGCATGATTGTGAACGGCCCCCGGCGCGTTAGACGTTAAGCGAAGCTTGGTCAGGCGCGGCGCCCTCGGTCTTGGCGTCGTCAGCCTTGATCTCAGCGGCGGCGCTGGCTGGAGTGCTCTCCGTTTTGTTGGCGCGTCCGGCTGGCCTTCTGGCCGGTTCGTCCTCCGAAGTGCCGCCCGACTGATCGGTCACGGGCTTTACCTCGGTTTCGATTTGCGACAGTTTCGCCGACAGTTCGTCCTCAAGTTCAGCCATTTCGGCATCGGCTTTTTGCAGGCCGTCGACCGCCTTGCGCAGATTGCGATATTGTTCGATGCCCAGCGCCTGGGGTAGGGCCTGTAGCACGGTGGCAACCGTCGTCGCCAAAAGTAAGGTCGAGGCACGCAGGCCGCGCGACGCGGCCAGGTATTTGTCTTGAGACATGAGGAAAGTCCTTTCGATTAGACGGAAAAACGCAGGGGGCCGCGCTGGCGGGGAACAGCGCCGGTGGCGGCCTTGGCCTCCAGATCGGCGATCGCGCGCTCAAGGCGCTTGATATTGGCCTCGGTCGGCTGCATCCAGCGCATCCGCTCGCCGTCGGATTCCACTTCCTGGACAGCCACGCCCATGATCAGCTTGTCATAGGCAGCCTTCAGCTTGGCGAGGCGCGTCGCCTCCTCTGTGGTCAGGGCCATCAGGCTTTACTCCGGTGCTTGAAGAAGGATTTGCGTTCGTTGCCGGGGTTTTCTGGCAGGGCGGGCGCCACCGGCATTTCGGCGGCAGCAAAGAGCGGCAGATCAGGCTCAGGCGTCTTCAGACGCGCGGCAAACCGAGCCTGCCACTCGGCCGGGGTGCGGCTGAAAACCCCGTAACTCCAGGCGAGCGCGTAGGCATAGACGGCGCAGTCAAGGCGTTCATTGGCCTGGCCGGGGATGCGGTCCCACCACCCTTTTGCGCCGGCCCGAGCCGATTTGGGCTGTTGGTAAATTTCGCCGACATATTGTTTGAAGTCCTCCAGGGTGGCGTCAGGTGGATTGTAGAGCCCGGCCGGAAGGCGGTCGCCTTCGGCCTCGCGGCTGATATCGAGCATTCCGTAGATGATGCTCTTGATGGCAGCGCCACCCACCAGCCACGGCTCGGCGGATACGGGCTTCGAGCCATCCTTGGGGCGGTGAATATGCCGTTTGCCCTTGGTCAGGGGCACGGCGTCCGGATCCTTTGCCCCTTTGAGCGCGATCACATTTTGCCGGCGATTGACGAAGCGGTAGACCATCGGTGTGACGCCGGCCTTGCCGCCGGAATCGATCCCGACCAGGTCGGCGCCGAGATCGATCGAGGTTTCGCCCGGCCAGGTGCGAGCGATCACCGCCGCCAGCTCGGCCCAGGCTTCGTTCTCCAGTGGATCAATACCGATGACACCCCAGTCGAAGCGGCCAAAGGCCATATCAGGACCAACGGCATAAGCGTCCCACTCGATCCGGTCGCCCTGACAGTCGCAGGCCAGGAATACATCACAGGCCCAGGCGGGTATGATGCCCCTTTTCTTGACGAAGCGGCCGC